CAACAATACCAGTTGTAATGTGACCTCTTGCAGTTACTGCTGCAAAAAGACCTTCTGTACCAGCTGTATCGTCAGAACCAGCAGTACCTAGTTGTGAATCAACACCCCCGTTTGCTTTTGCTAGTTCACCTTCAATCATTGCCATTTCAAGATTGTCCTCGAATCTTTGTCTTGTGTCACCTTCTGCTTTTAAGTACCATAGGTAACCAGACTGTCCTTGCTCTCCTGTTACTTCAACCCAACCAATTTGAGAAGCGTCAGATCCTGATACTTCGTACTTATCTTTGATGATAATTGGCTTGTTAGTTAAAGAAGCAAAAGATGGTTGTACCGCGTTGCTCATTCCGCTAGTCCCTTTCTTAAATTCAGAACCGAATACGAATAAGTCACACGTTGCTGTTCCGTCGTCGTCAGTTGTTACGAAACCAGATACAGCACCAACAGTTGCACCTCCTGAATAAGGAATTGCAGTTAATGTTGTATTGTCAGCTGCTACTGCAGAAACGTACGCTTTAATTACTGTAGGAGAAGTTTGGTTATCGCTTAATACGATAGTTTGCCCAACTCTTACTGCGTGAGTTCCTGAAGATGCAATTGTAATTACACCGGTATCAGCTACTGCTGCACCTTTGTAATGTAAGTGTAGTCTACCTTGCTCAGACCAAACAACTTGATCAGAAGTCATAGGCATTTCAGCGCTTACCATTCTTAAGAAAGAAGCTATAGATCTGTTTCCAAATACTTCTACTTCTTGCTCATATAAGTCTGGTAAATACTGCTGAGACCAATCGTTTGAACCACCTGTAAATGATAGGTAGTTAGACGATAATGTCTGTTTAGCTGGAGCAGGCGTTGAGTTCAACGAGCTTCCAGCTGATGGAGTTATTGCTGCCATTTTATATTTTAATTTTAATTAATGATTATTTTTTTAATTTAATTCGTAGCTTACTGCTATCATCGCCGGATATTGCTCTTACTTTTATTCCTCCTGATTCAACAAAACCTCCGCTAGTTTGTCTCGGGTCCATATTTATATTTTTGGACTCTTCCGAAATTTGTTTAACGGCTTCTGTTTTACCAAGCTGATAAAAATGATTTGCAATACTATCAGCGTTTTTAGCGGCAAATAATGCTTTATGATAACCATACCCGTCTTTTAAAGTATTATTTTCGTCGAGGTAACTACCAACAACGTTCATAATATCCATTTGGGTATTTTTAACTTTATCAACATCTTTCAATTTAAACCTATATTTTTTGTCCTCAATATTAAAATCAAAACCTTTGAATTCTTGGTTGAAAACTTCACTAGTTTTTTGTTTAAACGTATTTGACGCTTTTTCTTGTGTCTGAGCAATTTGTTGTTGCTCGTTATTATATCTATTAAAAAAGTCAACAGCTTTTTGTTGCTCTTTAGATAAGCTACCTGTGCTTTTAACTTCTTTATAGTATTTTTCTTTTTGACTATTTAAATGATTTTTTGCTTTAGCAACTTCTTCTTTAAAAGCCAATTCTTTTCTTTTTATATCAGTAGGGTCCTCTAATTCTTTATCATATGAAAAATTATCATTTACTAAAAAATTAATTTCATCGTTATTTAAATGAGGTTTTGTTATGCTATAATATTCTTTTATAATATTAACATCATCTAATTCGCTATAATTTTTATTTAGTTTAATATAGTCTTCCATTGACCCTCCCGTTTCATTCATAAAATTAACGAGATCTGATATACCTTCAGGAATATTTAATTCTTGTTCAGAACTTTCTACAAGAGGTTTTTCTTGTTTTGTTTCAACTGAAGGGGTAGATTCTTGTTGAGCTTCGGGCTCAGATTCTTTTACTTCTTCAATTATCGCCTCTTCTTTTTTCTCTTCTTCTTTACTTTCTCCGGCAGACTCTTCAGGCTGCGCTTGGTTTTCTTGACGTATTTCTTCGCTAACTTCGGATCCGTCGCGAACAGAAACCTCATCTGTGCTTTGCTCTTCAGTGGCATTATCTTCTTTTTTAGGTTGTCTTAAATCTACTTTAGTGATTGTTTCAGCACCAGTATCTAATCCCATTTTTTTTAGGGCTTTAGTTTCTTTTTCAGCTGTTGAAGGGTTTTCATCTTCAACAACTTTTGCTTTTATTTCTTCTGACATAATATAATATAATAATTTATTCTTTTAATAAAGGTAAGAATAATTAACCTTATGATCCTTGATAAGCTACTATAGTTCCTGAATTTACATCAATTTCAGTCCAACGACCATAAATTGTAACTCCTTTAGGAAACGTAACGCTATCAACGACTATTCCGTTTGCTCCAGCTCCAATGCCTTCTGTATTAACATATGCTGTTGCACTTTCTGCAACTAATCCACTAGCGCTATCAAAAACTGTGTCGGATAACATTGTTATAGCTACAAATACATTGCCTGAATCAGGTGTAATAGCATTTGAACTTGCTGTTGTGTAAGTTGAACCGTTTATACTTCCGGTCCAATCGTGTCTAGGTACTTTGCTCATTTTTTTTTATTTAAATATTATTTTGGTTCAAATTGTTCTAAACCAAAGCCCCCTAAATTATCAAATCCTGCAGATTCAAAATCTTTTGGCGGTTTATTATTTTTTCTTTGGTCTATTAATTCAGACTGTTGTGATGCCTGTATTTTTGTTCTTTCATCTTTTCTATCTTCACGATACTTGTCTTTATCATTAATCACTCGTAAATCCATTTCTTTAAGCTTAACATTTAATTGAAACTCATGTAACATAAGCTCTTTTTTAATAGCTGCTTCTCTTTCTAATTTTTTAATATCAAATTCTGTTTGAGCTTGTGATAATTTTACTTTGTTTTCTGTAGAAGATTGATTTTTTTGTATATCTACTGACGCTGCTGCTTGAGCTGCTTCTGCATTAGATTTAGACTGTAACTCTATATTTCTTCTAGCAATAGCTTGATCTTGTTCTAATTTTTTTCTACGTCTTAACTTTAATAACTGATTAGCTAGTTTTAAATTTTTAACTTCTCTTATATCTATAGCGTCTTCTAAATTTATTTGATCTTTAGATAAAGTCATTTGAATATTATTTTCTAATAATTGTTTTTCTTCTTCATCTGGTGCTAATTCTAAAAATACGCCAAAGTCATGCAAATGAAGCTCCGCTACTTCTTCTAAATTTGCAACATTAAATCTTCCTAAAGAATTTACAAATTGATTATTAGTATTAGCATATTCTAAAACGTCTGAAACTCTTAAACTTACAGCTTCTGCAGTTTTTAAAGTAAGATATAACCCAGATTGTAATACATGACGTGTTGCTGTATTTGAATTTGCAGCGGCAAGCTTTTGTAATCCTACCAATGCATTTTTATCTGGAACTGAACCATCTCGTGCTTCATTCAATCCTGTAACGTCTCGCATATTTTGCAAATAATAATTATAAGCAGTAATTAAAGATGATATTTTTCCTCCTCCACTTCCGCTTTGTAATTCCTGTATAGGCACTCTTCCGTTATTAAACTCTCCATCTTGTGTCATTGATCTTCCAATAACTGATCCAGTTTGGAAAAACATATTTAAAGCTTCTTGAGGATTATAATTTGTTCCATTTCCTAAATCAACTTCTGCGATACCATCCGCATCTAAAAATACTCCGTCTGGAACCATTCTTGATAAAACTTGCTGTAACTTTAAGTGCGTCAATTGAATCATGTCTGCAAATGTTGTCATTCTACTAACAAGTGATTCTAATCTTCCTTTATACATTCTAGGAGCAACAATATTATAAGACATCTGAACTTTAGTAACATCTGATTTTGGTCTAGTCATATTTTCCGCAAGCTTCCATTCTAATATATTTTCACTTCCAATTATTTTAGCTCCACAGTATAATGTTTCAATAGCCCTATTTACTTTTTCAAATCTCGATCTTTGGTCAGCTGGAGGGTTAAAAGTATCTTCTTTTTTTA